CCCGGAGCACTCCCACAGGTTAATGTCGTTGGATCTCTTTCGGCGTCTTCCTATATATCCGCTTCTGCTTTTATTGGAGATGGATCTCAACTAACCAACATCACTGCTTCAGAAATAGAAGCAGCAGGTAATGATTATGAAATCCAATACAATCTCAATGATGACTTAACGGCAAGTGCAGAGTTAAGTTTTGATAACACTTCGTTACGACTCACAGGATCACTGTTCCAGACAGGCGGCACTCCTACATGGCCCGAAGACTATCGCTTAGGAACTAAAATATACTGGCCCGATGGCAATGACAATACCATTATGAGGGGCAATCTTCCCTGGGATGAAACTTCTACCGGGTCCATTGTCTCTACACCAGACAGGGCCTATTTCATAGCAGTTGATGAGGTAAATGAAAAACTCTATTACGGTATACCTACTGACGGCGAAATTTGGTCTTCCAGTTTTGATGGAACCAATAGCGGATCTATTGTTGCTGGGGTGACAGACGTATTTCAAATTGCGGCGGCGCCTTACCAAAACAAGATTATTTATTCCTACGCACCTAGCGACGGTAGAATAGGGACTGCTAGTTTAGACGGCACCAATAGTGGCGACATTATAACAACGTCCTCTACGGATATCAAATTTAGCGCGGGGTACTGCCCAGAGAACAATAAGATTTATTATGGTGTTGGAGGATATTTTTATTCCTCATCCCTGGATGGTACCAATCAGGGACAAATTTATGATACCGGACTTTATCCGCCGTCGACTTTTCGAAATCCTGCCATTGGGTACGACGAGGTTAACCAGAAGATGTATTGGGGAGTCACATACGGCGGTGGCGGCGGTGATATTTACGTATTTACTTCGAGTTTAGATAATGTTTTTGGAGAAATAATTGGGGATCCCATTCCCGGTATGACCATCACCAACATCAATGGCATCGGAATAGATCCGTATAGAGATAGGTTTTGGTTTGGCAATGCATCTGATGATCTCATATATTCGGCGAGTTTAGATGGCACAAATCTGGGACCAATTACCGCCAACCTTGGAGTGCCTGATGGGTTATATGGCGTTGCCATCACCCGCGAACCATTGGCACATCACGTAGAATTCATAAGTGATGTCTATGTCACGGGAGATATGTCTGTGAACGGCAACCTAGACGTTTCAGGCTCAACACGCCTTGGAAATTTAAGCAGCGACAATCATATCCTTACCGGAAGCGTCATCCTCACCGGGTCATCAACACCGCTCCGTATTTCTAGTGACACTGATGCGAATGTATTGACGATTAATGGGAGCGCATGGGAAGTAACCGGCACGATGGGATGGTCCCTCCCTCAGGCTTACAGTGAAGTTGCATGGACCAAGGGGGCAACTGGAGGACGGGTGATGGCAATCTCGGGCACTACTGTTGCCATGGGAACTAGTGAACCCAATTCCCAAGCCACCCTCAACTTAGGGAATGATACGTCCACCACCAATGACACCACCATTCAGTGGTTCATGGATACGAATGCCCGCTATATAGAAGGCATAGATGATAGCGATAGCGATAGATACCAGTTCCAAGCGGGTGGCACGACATTAGCAGGAAACAATGAAAACGTCTATAGTATCGACACTGCTGGATATTGGGAATGGGGCACCGCTGCTGTCGTTTCACTCGGACTTCCTTATGAGAACGGACTCACTACGAGCATTGATGCGCGAGGAAAGACGTTTGTTTTGGTGGGAAATGGGATGCGCCCCACTGGAATTCCACCGTTCGGCACCTCCTTAACCATCTCAACCATCCATCACGTTCCAAAAGAGGGGCAACAGTTGACACTTCTCGTGGATCCCGACATCACTCTTAATGCTGGAATATATGTTATTGCGGCGCATAATGCTCCTGCCCTTGGGCACATGAATCTAAGTGGTGGCGTGGATTTCGAAATGAGCCCGGGCGCAACCCTCTCTCTGATATCTTATGATGGTAATTGGTATGAGACGGGAAGGAGCAATCCGGTATAATGGGCGCCGGTCATATTCGTAAAGAGGATTTTCGAAACGCTCCCGTGTCGTTGGAGGTGCCCGACGCCAACGAATACATGGGGAAGTGCCTCATCGTCCGCTTTTTGGACAAGTATGGGAATGAGACGGGTGGAATCATGATGGCGTCACGGGAAGAGGAAGAGATAAAGGAAGAGGTAAAAGGACTGTGTGAGAAGTATAATCCTCAAAAAGTGTTGGAAGTTGGATTTGGCATGGGATTTACGGCGACGCAATTTCAAGAATGCGGAGTACAGAAGCACGTAATAGTAGAGGCTAATGCTCAAATGGCACGAGATGCTCACACATGGCGAGAGAACTATCCCCACAAAGATATTGAAATTATTGAAGAGTTTTTACAGGACTATGTATATGATGAAAAAGATTATGATTTAATTTATGACGATAGATATGATCTGTTGCAAAGAAATAAGGACCTGCGCGCCACATTGCACTCCCAAGGTTTCGTCCGAAGAGAGAGTGGAGGCACCTTTCCATGCTGGAAAGTTATAAGAGATAGGACAAAAAAGGTAGAAACTTAGATTTTTAGATTTCTCGTAACTATTTATTGGGAGATAGATCTTTGTTAAAAAGGAGACGTGTATGTCATCAAATAAAATGTTGAAACAGGCAATTATCGATGCCGACGCTTTACGCGAGGTAGCGCTGAAGAACGCCGAGGCAATGGTGGTGGAAAAATATTCCCATCAAATTAAGGAAGCGGTAGATAATATGCTCGAACAAGAAGAAGAAGAGCTAGAGTTGGGAGTGGATGCGGAAGTAGAGCCCTCAGCTGTGGAGCAAGATGCCACTTATGCCGCTTTGGATGGGGAGACACTTTGCCCATGCCCGGAGGATGCGACTAAGAAGGTTGTAGTAGACTTGGGCGGACTCCAGCAAATGATGTTGGCGCTGGATGACGAAGAAGATGAAGGCATATTGCCGGATGAGCCGTTACCGGCACCCACGCCCGCAGAAGTGTTGCCTTCCGACGACGAAGAGCCCGAGGAGCTGACTCTGGAAGAAGATGACACCCTCTTTGAGTTAGACGACATCCTTAAGCTCTCCGAAGATTATGTCAATACTGCCACTAAAGATGATTTAGGAATGGCAGCAGAAGAGAGTGCCGAGGCCGCAGCCGAAGCAGGATCACAGGGATTAGAAGAAGATGACGAGCGTGAGGAAGAGAGGCACTATAAAGACGATGCTGAACATGATTTGAAACGACTCCAGCATCTTAGGGGAAAACACAAAGCTCGCCTAGCCAAAGACATTGAGTACGACGCCGACCACTTCCGAGAGTCCCTCGCGCAGAAAAATAAAAAGGTATTAAAAGAGAATACCAAACTTACTCAAACCAATTCAAAAATGCTTAAAGAACATAAGCAACTTTTAACTGAGCAGAAGCAACTTTTAAAAGAAAACACGGAGATGAAGCATCTCCTCAAAAAACTTTCTGGCACTCTGGAAGAAGTTAATCTTTCGAATGCTAAATTAATTTATACGAATCAGGTTCTTAATAGTGCCTCCTTGAATGAGCGACAAAAACAACGTATTGTCGAGTCTATTAATAGTGCCGATTCAGTCGACGCAGCGAAGTCTATCTATGAGACACTTCAGAGCGCAGTGGGTTCATCTTTTAAATCAAAAGATAAATCACAATCACTGAGCGAAGCTATCACGCGAGGTAGTACGACAATGTTGAGACAAAAACAAAAACAAACGAAGCAAGATCCTCATATGAAACGTATGAAGAAACTTGCTGGCATTTAATTCATTTAAGGAGGAAAACAGATGTCTATTTTAGAAAAATTAACAGAAGGCATCGTTAGTCGAGATCTTACTAAAGACGGTCACGCTCTCATTGACAAATGGGAAAAGACTGGACTTTTGGAAGGGCTCTCTAATGATACCAAAAGAAATAATATGGCTGTACTGTTGGAAAACCAAGCTAAGGAGCTTCTTCGAGAAACTTCTTCGTTAGCTGTTGGTGGCGATGTTGAAGGCTTCGCTGCTGTAGCATTTCCAATTGTTCGTCGTGTGTTTGCTGGATTGATCGCCAATGACTTGGTATCAGTGCAGCCTATGAGTCTGCCCAGTGGCCTCATCTTCTTCTTGGATTTCACTTATGGATCCACGAAGTTAGCTGGCGTCAATGTGTTAGGCGAATCGCTGTATGGCGGAGGCAAAGTTGGTGCACAAATCACCGGCGGTGTCAATTTGGATGGAGCTGATATTTCCAAATCATTCTATGATTTGAACAACGGCTACTCTTCCCCCACTGGTTCTGGCAACGTCACAATTACTGCTGTCGTTTCCGGTACGATTGGAGGCGAAAGCAGTGCTGACGCCGAATGTGCACGCTTAGCTCAGTATGATCCTGATATCGCTTCGGGAACAGCTGTGTTTGTGGGTACCGCACCTATTGCCAGCTTTACTCAGCTTAATCGTAATGATTTGATCACGGTGGATTTCACTGCATTGGATGGACGACAAGCACGTCGCCTGACTCAATTGGAGAGTGCTTCCGCTGATGGTGGCCCCACCAACTTGCTTATTGTGATTCAAGGAACCGGTTCGATGACAGCCGACGACTTGAATAACCTCAATACAGGTTCAGAGGCTGCTGAGTGGATCATGGCTGATGATTGGACGACAGGAGGAGCCGTTGGTTCCGTTATTGCCGATCCTATCTGGGGCTTGGAAAACACCACCGATATCGCCGAAATCGATATCAAAGTGGACAGTGTTGCTGTAACGGCTAACACCAAAAAATTGAAAGCAAAATGGACCCCTGAATTGGGACAAGATTTGAACGCTTATCACAACCTCGATGCCGAAGTTGAATTGACAAGCATTCTGTCTGAACAAATTGCTCTCGAAATCGATCAGGAAATCCTGGAAGATTTGGTGAAAGGCGCTACTGCCGGCACTTACTACTGGAGCCGACGCCCAGGTAGATTCTTGGTTCGTGACACAGGAGCTGCTATCAGCACCTTAGCGAATGAGAACTTGCTTGGTGGCGACTTTACTGGTAACGTATCAGAATGGTATGAGACTCTTCTCGAAACCATTAATGATATCTCTGCACAAATTCATCGTAAGACGCTTCGCGGCGGAGCCAACTTTTTAGTTGTCGGCCCTGAAGTTTCTAATATCCTTGAATTCACTTCTGGCTTTAAAGCCCGTGTGACTCATGACGATGATAGAGGGCAGGCTGGTGCAGTCAATGTGGGCAGCATTTCTAAGAAATGGGATGTATTCGTTGATCCTTATTTCCCACGTAATGTTGTGCTCGTCGGACGCCGAGGTAACTCTTTCCTTGAAAGCGGTTACGTCTACGCTCCATACGTGCCACTGCAAACTACACCTACCATCTTCGGTACCGAAGACTTCGTACCCAGAAAGGGTGTGATGACTCGCTATGCGAAGAAGATGGTACGTCCGGACATGTACGGCTTAGTCGTTGTTGAGGATCTGTTAGGTTAATCCTATCAGTCTCAGACTAAGAGTTAAATAAAGAAAAGAGTCTTCATATTTGATTATGGAGGCTCTTTCTTTTTTTAAAAAACTAATTACCTTATGTAATTTATAAAGTGGAGGAAATGACGTGGGAACCAGTACAGCACCACCTATATTATCGCCTAAATCAAATTCGAGCTTAGTGGCGCTCCCGCCTACGGGTTCTAAAGAACTTGTTACGGGATCGCTGCCTATTGGCGTTTACACGGGAGCCGACTTTGTTTCGGGCGCAGTGGATCAAGTTGCCTATGTTTTTCGTAAGCTAGGGGGCGATGTATTAGATATTGAAATAACCGCTACCCAAGTATACGCAGCATACGAAGAGGCTGTTCTTGAGTATTCTTATATTGTTAACATCCATCAGTCTAAGAATGTGTTATCGGATCTGCTCGGCTCTCCCACAGGTACTTTTGATAGTGATGGGCAGCTCCAAGCCGGACAGCTCCTTACCGATTTAAGTGGCACGAGCGCAGAGCTAAGATTCCCTCAGTTTAATTTTTCTTATGCACGCCGAATTGCTTCGGGCATTAGTGATGAGGTGATAATCGGAGGGAATAATAGAGTTTATTCGGCATCGGTGGATGTGATTAGTAACGTGCAAGATTACAATCTTCAATCCATTGTGTCTGCCTCAGCAGCCTCGGGGAATGTAGACTTTTCAAATATTGATCGTAACAAAAAAATTGTGGTGCGTAAAGTGTTTTATAAGACACCCGCCGCGATGTGGCGATTTTATGGATATTATGGAGGCATTAATGTCGTAGGAAACTTATCTACTTATGGACAATATGCTGATGACAGTACTTTTCAAATTGTTCCCGTGTGGCAAAATAAGCTTCAAGCCATGGCGTATGAGGACGCTATTTATACGCGCACATCGCATTACGCTTATGAATTGCGAGACAATCGATTGCGCATCTTCCCCACGCCGAGTGGAAACGAGATAAAGAAAATATGGTTCAATTTTACAGTTGATGAGAACCCTCTCATGGACGAAGAAGGGATGGACACTGGAGTGAAGGGGATCAATAATATGAACACCCTTCCTTTCCAAAACATTCCTTATAATAATATTAATTCGATTGGTAAACAGTGGATCCGCCGCTTTGCCCTTGCACTGTGTAAGGAAATGTTGGGGCTAGTGCGGAGTAAATTTGCTACCATTCCTATCCCGGGCGAAGCCGTGACACTCAATGGGCCGGCACTTATCGAGGCATCCAAAGGGGAACAGGAAAGCTTACGCGAGGAATTGAAGACAGTTCTTGATGAACTTACGTACAATAAACTCGTGGAATCAGATGCAAATCTGGCGGAGTCGACGCAGAATTTACAAGCTAAGATACCCTTGGCTATATTTGTAGGGTAAAGGGGAGGAGATTGTAAGTGGCAACGAATGTAACTTGGACACAGCCAGAAAATCCGCCTCCTCCGTTATTTACCGGAGCGCGTGAGCGCGATTTTGTTAAGCAAGTAAATGATGAAGTAATTGAGCGCGTCATTGGACAGGCAATTCTTTATTATCCTGTGAGCCCCAAGTATACCAATTACCACCCTCTTTATGGAGAAGCCATTCATAAAAGCTTCCTTCCCCCCGTTCATGTGCAAGCCCTCATTTCGTGGGATGGACAAGAAACAAGCACTACTAACTATGGAATCGATAGGCGCTCTAAGATTACTATCCATTTCCACAAAAGGCGCCTCACCGAAGATCAAGATTTAAAAGTGCAGGAAGGAGATTACATCCTGTATGGGCGCCTTTTTTATGAGGTGGTTACATTGAACGAGCCTCAGCGCTTATTTGGACAAGTCGATCATAAGATGGAAATTCAAGCCACGTGCATTCGAGCCCGAGATGGCCTTTTTGAAGAGCCTGCGGCACCCAAAGTATCGATTCCTAAGTATCAGTTAGCTCAAGAGAAAGTTAATAATGTATGCGTTCTCACGATCCCCGATGATTGTAAGATTTGCATACCTAAACTATCTGCCGCAGATGTAGATTCGCTTGATTATCGCACCCTACAAGAATTTGTGGCAGAGCCATGCAAATATAAGGGGTATCAATTTTATTTAACAGACGCGGGCCCCGCGCCAATCGCACCCTTTTTAATTTCTAATAAATGGTATTTTAACGAGAACTGCGTATGGTATGCCAGCCCCTTTTACAGTACCCCATAGGAGATAGAAGTGCATGACGACATCTAACACAGGCGAAAAAATTATAACTCTTCAACCTTCTAACTTGGAGACAATTGATGTTGCCTTTTTTAATTGGGTAAATGAGATCATTGACGTATTCGCGCTGAGTAACCGGGGATGGGAAAAGGTACCCGTAATGTGGGCATCAGCCGAACGCGCATTTCAGTCCAAGCGAGACAAGGGCTTGCGTGATAAAGAAGGTGCACTGATCCTGCCCGTCATGTCAGTGCAGCGCACAGACGTCACAAAAGATTTATCATTTAAGGGATCCTTGCAGGCGAACGTCTTTCCCGCCCAGGATTATCAGGGAGGAGCAATTCCTCTGAGCAGGGTTATAAACCAGACGAAGACTAAGAATTTTCAGAACGCCGATGCCAAAAAGAATTTTGGACAGATTAATTTTAAGGTAGAGCCGAAGAACGAGAAGATAGTCTATACTCATCGTATCATACCGATGCCGGTGTATGTAAGCGTGATGTATAAGATAATGCTACGGGCTGAGTATCAACAACAGATTAATGATATGTCACAGCCCTTTATGGTAGCCACCGGGGGCATAAATAGTTTCGTCCTTAAGCAAGACGGGCATCGCTATGAGGCATTTATGGAACAGTCGTACGGCGAAGAGAACAATGTGGGGGATATGCAAGCCGAAGAGCGCATCTATCAAACTGAAATTCAAGTGAAGGTGTTGGGCTACTTGATTGGGAGTGGTGGAAACCAAGAAAAGCCGTTTATTGTGGAGCGGGAAAATGCGGTTGAAGTAAAGATCCCACGTGAAAGGGTAATTTTGGGAGACGAGGCACCATGGAAAGATGGAAAGTATAGAGCGAAATAGCGCAGAGAGAATAAGAATAAAAAGTTCATTTGCCCATTTTCATAACTATTTACAAGAAGATAAATTTGTTTAGAAAGCGCGAAAATGTGCAGCTATTAAGAAGGAGATCAACATATTATGTCAGTGAGAAAATTTAAGTTTGTATCCCCTGGAGTATTTGTTAAAGAAATTGATAATTCCCAATTACCCGCTTTGCCGCGAGAAGTTGGACCGGTTGTCTTTGGTAGAGCGGAGAAAGGGCCAGCAATGCGCCCCATTCAAATCGACTCGTTATCCTCTTTTGTAGAGACTTTTGGGAATCCAATTTTTGGATGTGGAAATAATGATCAATGGAGAGCAGGGCCCTCCAACGCTGCGCCTTCTTATGGCACGTATGCCGCTGTTGCCTATTTAAAAAATCGTAGCCCTCTGGTGTTTGTGAGACTAGCGGGGATTGAAGCTAACGGCGCTACCTCTGGTGGAAAAGCCGGCTGGCAGGCGACGGGTGCACCAATCTTTACCTCCCCTACCGCCCGAAACGGCGGAGCGTTCGGTTTGTTTATGCTCCCCTCCGCCTCTAATTTGGCTGAACTAGGAACCGGATCGCTGGCAGCTATTTTTTATGCCACCACCGGATCTATTTGCTTGAGTGGGACGCTCGTTCACAATAGTGGAACGACTGCCGCCAACCAAGCCACAGGAACGTGCGGACTTTTCCAATCGCAGTTCGATAACAGTGGCTTCACCATCATTGTTAAGGACGGGGAAGGAGACGTGCAGGAGACGGTTCCTTTCGATTTCTCTTTGAATTCTCAAATTTTTATTCGAGAATCCTTCAATACTAATCCCGTCTTAGCGAATACATCCAATCAGGTGACAAAAGCCGCAAATCGTAAGACTTATTGGCTCGGCGAATCCTTTTACCGCAGTGTGAAGGATAACGTCGGACTTAATAATGCTGGCGAAACCTTTGGTATAATCCTCGGCTTAGAGTCGGGTACCGTCTCTCAAGGAACCAAGCGAATGCCCCTTACTCAGGGCGAAAGCGGCTGGTTCATTGGGCAAGATTTGGGATCGTTTGCTACTTTTAATGCGCAAAATGCCCAAAAACTTTTTAAATTTGTTGGACTGGAAAGTGGCCAATGGAATCAGGGGAACTTAAAAGTTTCTATTACTGATATTGCCCCTTCTACCAACTCGGCTGTACCTTACGGAACTTTTAGTGTGCAGATTCGCATGATTAATGATAATGATGCGGTGCTAAGTCCCGTGGAGCAATACAGTAATGTTAATTTAGATCCTTTCTCCCCTAACTATATCGCCCGCAAAATAGGCGATTCCTATAGGACATGGGATGAGACTAGCACTCGCTATCAAACCTATGGAACGTATCCTAATCAATCACGCTATGTGCGTGTGAAAGTAGACGACGGTGTGCGAGATGGCACCATTAATGCCGCCTATGTGCCTTTTGGCGTCTTTGGGCCCACGCGTTACACAGGATTTACCCTCGCATCTGGATCGGATGTGGCGAGAACCCTTGGAGCCTCAACTGCGTTTAGCGGAGTTTTTGCACAGGGGGATAATGATGTACCGGATAGCTTGGCTAATGCCAATGAATTTTTCGTACCCGGCTTATTGTCCGGTTCCGATGCTACGGACTTGACAACTTTGCCCGTCCTATCAGCATCCTTCGAGTACCCAGCTGTACCACTACGCCAAACGAGTGCTACTCCAAGTCCCGGTTCGACACAGGCAGATGCTTATTTTGGAGCCAATACTAATAGTGATGGCAATTCGTATGAGCATTCAATTCCAGATATTTTACGTCGAAAGCCGGATAATTTGGACAATAATGCCGATAGTGATTCAGTGGGAACAGTAGCTTGTCTCGAATATTCGTGGGTATTTACGCTAGATGATATTAGTGGATCGAGCACGGCTACCACAACGGTATTGCCCCTCGGCACTTATGTTTCGGGCTCACGTCAGCTAGGAACTTCCTATACGGCAGTCGGTGGTACTCCCACCTCTGTTATTGATATAGGGTTAGATAGTTTTACTACTGTTTTCAATGCCGGCTTTGACGGCTTGAATATCGTCGAGGCAGCACCCTTCCGCAATACGTTGCTGGCAGCTGATACTGAGCCTACCACTAATTACGCCTACGCTTCTGTAGGGCGCGCCATCGATACGGTGAGCGATGCAGATGTGGTAGAGTGTAATTTGATGACACTCCCAGGCCTCACCGAGAACACTTTAACTAAAAAGTTAATGGACACTTGTGAAGCTAGGGGAGATGCTCTGGGCATCATCGATTTAGATGGTGGCTATATTCCACCCACGGAAAATGCTAGCGCGTCGGATTCTACACGAAACGGCAGCTTGGCAGAGGTAATTCAAAATCTGAAACAACGCCAATTAAATAATAGTTATGGTTGCTGTTATTATCCATGGGTAATGATCACTGACGACTTTAACAATGGAGGTACTTTAGTGGTGCCCCCATCGGTAGCGGCACTCGGCACCTTTGCCAGCAGTGAAGCTCAGAGTGAACTGTGGTTCGCCCCAGCGGGATTCAATCGCGGTGGGCTAACGGTAGGTAGTGCGGGGATTCCCGTCTCTAACGTCACCCAGCGCCTTAACCAGCGCCAACGTGATCAGATGTATGATATTAATATCAATCCAATCGCCACCTTCCCAGCAGAAGGGATCGTTATTTATGGGCAAAAGACGCTCCAGATAACGGACTCGGCTCTCGATAGAATTAACGTCCGGCGCTTGATGATTTATGTTAAACGTGAGATCTCACGAATTGCAGCGCTCTTGTTGTTCGATCAGAATGTACAGAATACATGGAATAGATTCTTGGGACAAGTCAATCCTTTCTTACAGAGTGTAAAGACGCGATTGGGACTGACTGACTATAAAGTCATCTTGGATCACACCACTACGACACCTGATTTAGTGGATAGAAACATTATGTATGCAAAGATTTTCTTGAAGCCCGCAAGAGCTATTGAATTTATCGCATTAGATTTTGTTATTACTCGAACAGGTGCAGGTTTTGAGGATTAAAAATTTAAACTTAGACTAGTTATAGTGTAAGATAAGAAAGGAGAAATTAAAAATGGCGTTTTGGAGTGCAACAAACATAACAGATCCTAAAAGACAGCATAGATGGCTGATTGAAATCGGCTCTAATGCTTTTAAGGACACCGCAACTTATGTTTGTAAGAAGGTAAACAAGCCTAAGATTACGGTCAGCAATGCTGAACATAAATTCCTTAATCACACTTTTAATTATCCCGGAAGTGTTACTTATGAGCCGGTAAATGTAACTTTCGTAGATCCCGGAGATCCTCATACTACTGAAATTCTTTATGAAATTTTAAAGGCCGGAGGTTATCGACTTCCATCTAACATCAATGATGCCATCGGTCCCGGACAACAAGCTGAAACACCTGGGAAAGATGCTTCAGTGGGCGCCCTCACTAATTGCAATATTTTGACGCTCGATGGCGAGGGTAATGTGCTGGAAAAGACGAAACTCATCAATGCATGGATTGCCAGTATTGATTTTGGTGGTGAATTAAGTTATGACACTGACGGCATGATGGAAATTACAGCTGAGATCCGATATGACTGGGTTGAATTGGATATCGGTACCGGTGGCAGAAGCGTTTTAGGTAATGCAGCCGAAGCCATTAACCGAGGACTCGCCGATGCAACGGGTGGTATTCTCGGCTTCTAAATAAAATAGCAAAAACGAGGCATTAATGACAAGAAAAAGTAATGAGGAGCGATTGGGCCTTACCCCCGGTGCGGAAGGTACAGGTGACGCTCCCGCTGCGTATGCAGAACAAGAAACTAGTAGTTCAGGACTGAGCTACGTAGCACCTACTCACTTAATAGAGTTGCCCTCTCAGGGCAGATATTATCCCCCCGATCACCCTTTACACAACGTAAAGGAAATCGAAATAAAAGAAATGACAGCCAAAGAAGAAGACATCTTAACGTCTCAGTCCTTCATCAAGAAAGGCATTGTCTTTGATAGGCTGTTAACGAGCTTGATAAAGGATAAGCGTGTGAAGCTCGACGACATGTTGATTGGCGATAAAAATGCATTGTTGATAGGGGCGCGCATTAGTGGGTATGGCGAAGATTATCAAGTGGCAGTGGCATGTGAAATGTGTAGCTCCACGGAACAGGTGACGTTCGATCTCTCCGCTTGCCCCCACAAGCCCCCTCTGGATTTTAGCACGATTGAGGATCCCGCTTATGCAGAAGCGATGTCGGAAGGTGAACAGCCGGGTATCTTCTATGTTCTTCTTCCTAAATCCGGAGTGACGGTGGGCCTTCGACTCCTAACAGGAAAGGAGGAAAAGAGAACAACTGCCGCCGAAGAGAGGAGAAAGAAACAGAAACTTCCCGAAGCTAGCTTGACTC